GCTTATCGCTGAACTCTTGCTTCATAATGTCTGACAGTTGCTCTGGCGTGTAGTCACCCCGGTCAAGATGAAGTGGCTGCTCGACCACCTGGCCGAGTAACCCGAGGATCGTCATGGAGACACTCTCTTCGAGACCGATGTATCCGACCTTCCATCCCTCGCGCATCATGTGGACTGCGAGACCCCGGCAGACTTGCGACTTCCCCATGCCCGTACCGGAGGACATCACGATGATCTCTCCCACGCGGATACCTCGGAGAATCGTTTGGATGCGCGGAAAGTTCCACGGGATCGAAGGAACCTCGACCTCGTTGGTGATCAGCTCACACAGTTCGTCAACCGTGAGGATGCCATCGGGTCTGTAGACCTTAGCTTCCCACCAAGAGTTGATGACCTCATCGTGTTGTCCATTCTGTAGGGCCTCACAGATGTCCTTCGATCCCTTGGGGACGTTAGCTATCCGCGCCTTCCCCGGTGTCAGCAGGGCAGCACACTCGATGGCTGCCTTACGTCCTGCGGTGTCGGCATCAAAGAAGAAGATGACCCGCTCGTATGCCTCAAGGAACTCGATGTATTTGGCGACCGACTTCTTAGCTGCCGGGGCTCCGTTGGGTAGACCAACGACAGACCGCTTGCCTCCGAAGAGTTGATCCAGAGCCATCGTGTCCACCTCGCCCTCACAGACGGTGATGTACTTGCCCTTGTCATTGCGACACTTGTGACTCAGCCAGAGACCCATAGCCTTCGCGTCACCACGGATCTCAAACTTCTTCTCGGGATACCGTAGCTTCTGAGCGACCACGGCCCCGGTGTCATCGCAGTAGTCTGCGACCTGGACCGGCTGACCCTTCGACTGTCCCACCCCGTACCCCGCTCGTCGGCAGGTAGCCTCGGAGATCTGGCGAGCGGTGAGTTCTATAGGTTCATGGGAGATTAAGTCAGGAGACATCCAGTTAACCTCCTTGACGGCTTCCTTACCATCAGGCCAGAAGTGGACTCCGCATGAGAAGCAGTAGCTGTGGTGGACTTCGAGCGTGGACGGATCTCCATAGACCGCACGACCATCCGACGAGCCACAGACACAGTCCTCATGCCTTAGAAACGAGCCGGTATCTTGCGTATCGTTTGCCATTGTCATCCTTCCTCATCTCGGTCACTATCTCATGCCCTTGGTTCCTCAGGTCGTTGATGCGAGCTGCCAGCCTGAAGCACCCAGATCTAACTAGGGCCTCCGCTGGTGAGATCGTGTGTCCTTCCTTCATGTACTCAAGAATCTGTGCTGTTTGGTTCTTCATCATTAGTAATCCTCCACGGTTACTTCGATCCATCCGTCTTGTTCTGGTTCGGCCCATGCCTTCGTAGCTGTCAGTTGGATGACTTGGTTGTCATCGCTAAATAGGTGCGTATTTAAGCTGTCTAAAACTGCCTTCGCGCCGTTGTCTGTATCCCACTTGGGATACTGGAGGGCTGTCTTCTTGGGTCTCCTAGCGAAGAATTTGATGTCGATACTAAGAGGCCCTGTAAGAGGACAACCCTCCAACCCTTGTTCGCTGATCGCTACCGGAACCACATGAGCCGCTTGCTTTTTGAAATTCGCATAAGTCTTTGCGTAATAGGTTCCCCACTTGGAGACCCGAGGACGCGAGGCTGGCACGGGGTTCAGCGGTAGGATCAGGAACATTTAGAAGTTGCCGCCCTCCGTTGCCGGGATGAGGTCTTCGTTACCGCCGGCAGACTCGAAGCCCTCTGCCGCTGTGAAGCCGTGACTACCGCCACCGCCGTACTCAACCAGCTCTAGGATCTGGACAGCCTTGATCCACAGCGTGACCCCGGTGTCTCCCGCAGGAGTACAGTAGGGATTTACCTCAAGAGCCAGCTTGAGCTTAGAGCCACCGCCGATCTTTACGTTCGTAGGTTTCAGCTTGGCATCCACAAGATCAGGACGTTGCTCAAAGCTATCCCCGGATCGCGTGACAACCTTGGCCTTCAGCTTGGTCGAGATGATGATGTCGCCAGGGTTCTCCTCGTCTTCCTTCCACGGGAGATCATTCTGGTTCAACTTCTTCTTGCCTTTCTGCTGGCAGGATGCCGCATAGTTCTCATCACGGTATGCCGTGATCTTCTGCATGAACTCCTCGGCCTCCTTGCTGGAGACCCGGAGCTTCGTGTGGTATAGACCGTTCGCGTCGAACTCGCGGTCGGGCTCGTTGAGCCTCGGCCATACTGCGATGCCGCAGGGAGTGGTTAGTTTTAATCGTGTTGCCATATCTTTTAGCTTCCTCTGTCTTTTGGTTAATTGAAAAAGTAGTCGCTCTCTAGAACGAGGTTCGGATCAAGGTCGCCGTACTCTGGCAGATCAGGGAGTGTTACCCCGGCTGGCAGATAGGCTTGGACCTCGTCCCGGAATTCAGCGAGTAGGTCATCCGTAAACATGGATGCATAAGCAGCTCGGATGCTTCCCGCTAAGACTGAAGCGTCCTGTGCTGGACAGGCAAATGAGTCATGCACCATTGCAAAGCTAGAGACACCGTGAGTCTTCGCTATGTTCACGGTGGCACACATGGCTGCTGAGTCCAGCGAGTGGACATAGTTCGGAGAGAGACCGTTGGTCATCTTCCTGAAGTCCAGCTTGTCTGTCTCTACCCGCAGGTTGTGCTGTCGGACCTTGTCACCGATGCGCGTCTTGACCACCTTCGAGTTCCACTTGGTGTATCGCTGCTTCACGGGGAAGCCCACAGGTGTGGTCCAGCGGATCGGGATGTCATTATCACAGCAGACCTGGGCGACCTCCTTGAACCAGTCCATAGCCTTCATGGCTCCAGAGATAGTTTCCTCCATAGCCTTCCAGATGATCCGCGAGAGGAACAGGCAGGGTGTCCAAGTGTTACCCAGCGGGAGTTCCTTGCCGTTCTTCTTAGACTCTGTCTGATACCAGTCGCGGGTGTACTCGAAGCAACTGTGATGCGACGAGTTATAAACTTTTGTCATCGTAGGCCTCTTTACACCCCCCCTTGTGATCCCAAAGTCCAACCAGAACTCAGCGATAGAGTTGTGAGCCTTCGCCAGATCCTCCAGTTGCTTGATGACGCTGTCGGCTACCCGCTGGTACAGATCCTGCGGATGCTCGGAGGGTGTGCAGTTAGTTGCCTCAGCTCCCTCGGGATCTCTCAGCAAGAGACTCAGGATCTGAAGGCCTGACTGGGTGGCATCTTGGTGAATCGGGAGACAACTGACGAAGTTCTCTGGGTCAGCGTTGTATCCCTGGAGTTCATAGCATCCAGCGAGAGCCTCCCAAGGACTGTCGGCAGACATCCACTCGGTGTTGTTGTACGGGTTCTCGGCAATAGACAGCAACATCTCCCCGTTGGCGTTCACCCAGGCAACCCTGTCCTCGAAGGACAACTTGTCGTGCCCGAAGGCGTTAGCTATCGCTATCGACAACCAGGCTGCTGCGGTGTCCCCTTGGATCTTCTTGCCGTCATTGAAGAGCAACAACCCTTTACATAAGGACGGCCCCTGAGGGTGCAGAGAAAGACTCACGCAATATTGCCGCCCACGCCAATCTAATTGGCTTGTAAAAAATAGAGGTGCGCCTTTGTACTTCTTGGCAATCCACAAGACCTTAGACAGCATGATGCGCTCGGATCTAGTGCGAGCGTTATGGTCCCTGACAGCAGCCGCTGCTCGCCTCCAGAGTTTCCGTGCTTCCTCGTTGGTGTCTATGTCTACAGGTTTCGCAGGTAACTCCTCGTCCTCTCTGGTCGGGAGATCAGCGGCCTCTATATTGTTTTCCCAAAAATGCTCGAAGACCTCCAAGACCTTCTCGTTGATTTTGAAGGGAGTCCCTTGGATGGCATTGACCGCTTCAAAGACCATCGGCATCTCAGATGGCTCGATCTCCGAGAGATACTTGCGGTCATAGGTCTTGATGAGTACGCGCTTGTGCAAGTCCTTCGAGAAGAAGCCACCGTCAGTTGCCGAGGTCCAATCTTTGGGTCGCTCGACGCACGGCAGGTAGACAGGAGCCATCGTCTCGTCTCGTTCGTGTGACTCCCGGAGCATCTTCATGCAACTCTCGGATGCGTGGACCTCTGTCCGAGTCTTGTGGAATATCGTGAGCCGGTTGACGATCTCGATCAGTCCAGTCACTCGGGCAAAGAGATCCACCAGCACCACACCGACCTTCATCTTCTCCTTCTGACTCCAAGGCTTGAAGGCCACCTCGCACCGGTTCATCGCCCTGACGATGTGCCTTCTCTTCGTTTTCGCGCCACTATACTGAGACACCCGATTGTACAGTTCATCCCAGAGCCCCTTGTCGGTGTCCCGCAGGGTGTTGTACCTGACCTCATCCTCAACCAGGGAGGCGACCTGCATACATAGCCGGGTAAACAGCTTGCGATGCGCGACTCCATCGAGAATCGAGCGAGCCGCTAGAGCTGCGACCACATCTATCTTGATTAACTCAAGGAACTCGACAGCCTGGTGTCTCTTCCCCGGCTTGACCTTGGCTTGCTTGATCCACAGCCTGATCTCATCTTGATACGGCGAGAGATAATGGCTGAGAAGCCTACGACCTATAGGAAGCGTAGTCTCTAGCTGTTTGTCTCGGGCCTTCGCCAGTTTCGTGCGATACCGAGCGACCCCAAGCTCTGCCATCTCCCTCTCAACCTCGTTCTGCTCCATGTAGATACCCTTCGGTAGTCCACGGAGTTCTAAGTTGTGGAAAGAGGTGTCCTTATTGCTCGGGGTTCAGATGTGCGACAGGCTCTAGCCTAGAACGTCCTCGATCCCTTCCAAGTCTCGGCCAGATGTCCTGATGTAGATATCTGTCGTTGACTCATTCCGATGGCCCATCCAGGTAGAGATCACGCTCTTGTGGATGTTCTTCTGTGCCAATCGAGTCCCTACATAATGCCTGATGGCATGGGGCACAAACTCTTTGTCATCACCGAGGCCCATCTCAGCCTTGAGCCTCTTCCAGACTCTATTGAGATGTGTCTGGCTGACATCGTGGAACAGCAAGCTAGACTTGTGACCCTTGCGAGCCTCAAGTATCTCCGAGACTCTCGCAGTCATCGGCAGGGTACGCTCGTTGCCACCCTTGAAGACACCCAGCTCGATCTTCCCGAGGTTGATCTTCGCATCCTTGAGGGACAGAAGCTCACCCGTTCGCATCCCCGTACCCAAGAGAACCTCGACGAACTCCGACAGGCTACGATTGCCAGCCTCGGCCATCAGCTTGACCATCTGCTCGACCTCCTCCTTGGTCGCGTAACGCAACCTGCGGTCCGTGCGAGAGTCTTCGGGGTACATCGGGATGTATGGCATGGATACCAGCCAGCCCTTCTTGAAGGCTGTCCTGAGGATCGTGGAGAAGGTCGTTAGTTTCCGGTTGACTGACTTGTAAGAGATGCCAGTCGCCGCCAGCGTAGACTTTAGAGTCTCTAGATCCTCGGTGTTCACCGAGATCAGCGGAGTCTCTGGTCCGAGGATGTCGAGACACTCACGGGCCTGTGCTATCTGGAGGTTCAAGCCCTTCTCGGACTTACAGCGTTTCTCCCAGCGTTCCTGAATGGTGAACTCGGTGACCTCCCCGAGAGTCTTGGGTTCCTGCTTCACGACCTCCTTGGGTGTCGGTAAGGATCTGCCAGCCAGGATCGCAGACATCGCTGAGTGTCCGTACCTCTCGGCTTCCTCGTAGGTTGGCAGGGTACGCCTGATCTTCTGCGAGTTACCGTCAGGTCCAGCAGCTCGGACGTAGACCTCGAACCCTCGGCCTCTGGTGTTGATAGTCATTCCCATAGTTACTTCCTCTCCTGTTGATTAGCGATTCTGGCGTGTCGGTGGATACTGGTCAAGACTTGGAGATGTACCGTGAGTTCACTCAGGTTCACCGCCCGCCTAACCTTCGAGTTGTCAGCTAGACATCTCAGGCCCCAAGGCTCGTAGCCGCCACCCCGGAATAACCGCCAGCCTAACAGCTCGGCTCGATCTCGGATGGCGCGGGTTGCCGGGGAGATACCGCCGGTGGCTAGGGGTCCGTTGTAAGGGTTACGCATGATGGGTAGGTGAGGGCCAGTTCCGATCCACCAGAACTGACCCTCGGGGTACTCACTACCCTTTCGGTAACGGCGCGACCTCTATACGGACGCTGATGCCGTTAATTGCGACAAACTCCACATCGCATAGCTCGGAGGTTCTTCCGTCCTCGAAGCTATTGAAGATGATAAGGCGGGATCTGTTGAGTTCAAGAAGAGTCGCTAAATCTTCCAGCGTGAGTCCGTTAGATATCTTGACGAGTTCCTGAAGATTCATGCTATGCCCTCCAGATTGCTAGTAGAGCGAAGGCATACAGGATGAGGGCGCTGATGAGGATTAAGGGGATCATAGGATAGTGAGTTAGTTCTAGGGTCTAAGGATTAGTAAAGCGAGGACCACCAGACCCTGAATAATCAGGATCGGAGTCGTGATGTGAGTGGGGTCCATTGGTTAGTCCAGTAGATATCTAGGGGCCTTCCCCTTGTTGAGCTGTATCCGCAGGTCTTCCGTGCGGATCTTCGGGACATGAGCAGGACAGTAGAACGTGATGGTCGACCCTTTGTGGACTTCGACCAGCTCGCTGTCTATCGCTTGTTCCCACGCACGATGGCCGCAGGTATCGCATTGCTCATAGTGATGTTCAGTCATCAGCGAGATCTCCTGCTAGATCGCATCCGCTCGACTACAGGGATGATGAGCAACGGTATGAGGCAGCCGATGGCTACGCCTAAGATCATCCCGTGCATAGTCGGATCTAGCGCAGCTCCTAGAGCATCGGATACTGTGTTGCCAATACCAGCACCTAAGATTGCACCTAAAGCGCCGCGCCCCTTGCCAAGCCTTTCGCCTAGATCGCAGCCGCAGTAGGCCCCAAGTAGGAGGACTCCATTATCTACGATGCCAAAGATTAAACCATCCATCAGCGAGACCTCCTGCTAGATCGGACGAAGTTCTGCGCGAAGAAGAGCCAAGCTACGCCCAGCGGGATTCCTGTAAGGACTCCGAGGATATAGGGGATCATTTTGAGAATCCTCCAAGGCTGTGTATCTCGATTCCAGCCTTTGCGATATGCTCAAGAGCGCTCTGCTCCGTCGCGTCTGCGTTATCAGGCGACCACGGCAATAAGTCGGGATCGACCCATCCAAGGCTTTCGGCCAGCTCCAGCACATCGCCAAAACATAACTCGGCTCCGGGGTAGTACTTCGTCATGCTTGGACCTCCTCCACTTCAATAGAATCTGGAACGAGGTCGATTCCTTGACGGCCATCAGGGAGAGCCCCTATATAAGACTCCTCCTCAAAGGCTTTGGATGTAGCTTGCTCGCTCGATGCGGCCTCCACTTCGACAGAGTAATCGACTTCTTGGGTCCATTTAACTAGGTACTTCATTTTAGATAGTGAGTTAGGTTTAGGGTGGGTTAGGGCGTTAGTTAGTGAGCGCGTGTCGAACAGCGTCTAGAGCTCCCTCGATATCCTCGTCAGATATTCCGGCCTCCTCTAGGCTGGACTCTAGGTTGATAGATGTGAAGGCGTGGAGAGCCTCCAAGACAGGTAGGGCTTCTTCTAGGGCTTGAGTGGGTGACATGATAGGTAGTGAGTTAGGGTTAGGGTGAGTTAGCTAGTGAGCGGCATAGGATACTTGCTTAATGTCCTTAGACCAGCAAGCGCGACAATCTAGACACTTGCCAGATTGCTTAGATGATGGGCAAGCATAGGAGCCCTTAGGAGCCTCATCAGCATGGACCATAGAAACAGGGATACCCTTGAGAGGACCCTTGGAGGATGGCGCGAGGGTCTCCCCTATCATGGCAGCGGAACGCCTAGGAGTGAGGTTATCAGGCAGCTCGCCAAACTCTAGGACGTATGCCGTTAGCACGGCATTCTCTCTAGTCGGGAGCCAATGGGAGACCTCAGGAGTTAGCTTACAGACTTCTACGATGTCTTGGAGCATCTCTAGGCCTTGGAGGTCTCCGGAATCAAACCACCGGAAGTAGGGATTCTTGCGCTTGGAGATACTAGCGGCCATTGCTTGAATCCATGCGGGACGATCAGAGGACCATGAGTCTAGCCGACGGATCAGAGCCTTAGAGACATTGGGATAACGCTTATAGTTTCCTTTGAGAGCGTAGCAAGTTGAGCAGGTAGACCCTTTGATCTTCCGGAGTAGAGAGCCAACCTTGCAGAGTTCGGCGGGAATACTCCAAGAATAGCAGGGCATCTTAGAGGGTGATGAGAGAGAGCCGGTAGCGGCGTTGAGTGTCGGCCATGTAGCCGGTTGGGTTGTGAGTTTCATAGGTGGTGAGTTGGTAGAGAGCCTCTGTGGATCGGCTCGAGATTGTGGATCAGACTAAGAGAGTAGCGAAGAACAGTAGGAAGAAGATCAGAGCA